CCGCGTTCTCTCGTTCGATCGCGTAAGTCCTGAGGGTGACTCCGTTGACAATCGCTGGCAACGCGTCGACCGTAACGCCGGTGTCCCCTACCTCGTCTACCATCACCCCTTCTGGCCACACCGTGATCGTGTCGTCGTCCGGCTTGGTCACGATCTTCCATAGACGATTGTTTACCGCGTCCGCAGCACCAACGACTCTGATCCAGTCTCCGACGGCGAAGCCTGTGAACGCGGTCCCACCTGCCAGTGGGTCGTCTATTTGATTCGACGCGGCAGTGAAATCGAGCGTCGTGACTGGCGAGGTGACGAGCGTACCGGCACGGAAGGCCGCAGCGTCAGCGTCCTCAGTCGCCAGCAGAGCCGCGATGAACCAGTCATCGAACACGCCTACGTTTGACGAGTCGAGCCCGGAAAACAGCGAGTTGATCGCCCCGGCCGTCCTGACGGACGTCCTGACGATGTCGGGGATCTGGCGATCGCCTCGAATCTCGTCGTTCTCGGTCTCACTCTTCTGTTGGACGAGCGTCTCGCCTCGGTGACGGATCTTCTGGTAGGTACCAGATCCAGTCGGAGCGACACCGAACGTAACTTCCTCGTCGTACGCTAGATTGGAGAGTTCAGAGTCGGCCATCTGCCCGGCCTCCTATGCGATGACGTCGGAGTAGAACGGTGTGTCCACGTCGACTTGATAGCGGTCCTTGATGGGCTCGACCCATCCGATTTTCGATACCGTCGGAGTGCGGAACTTCACTCCCGAGAACTGCTTGTTTCGGAGCGCGTTCGCGATTGCGTCCACGAGCTGAAGAGCGGCCTCGGTACCGATCCCGAGGGTCACGAAACACGAAATCGCGAGCATCCCTGGAATACGCGTTCGCTGCGATCCTACGCCACCGGTTTCGACGGGGAACGAGCGGTCGAAATGCACCTGCATCCTCATCCACGTCCCGGAGTCGGGTGGCTCGAAATGCGGGTCGTTATCGTACTGGACCGGCACGCCCTGAACGTCGGCTACGAGCGTCTTGAATCGCTCTCTCACGACATCTTCCAGAGCCTCAAATCCTGCTACCGTCATGGGAACCTCGCTTCGATCTCAGCGATGGTCCTAGACGTCATCTTGTCGAGGTCCTCGAGGAATCCGATGTAGGGGACATTGTTCCCGATGATGATCGGCTCGGCTTCCGCGATGAACCGTCCACCTCGTCCTCGAGGCCGCTCTGCGTTGATCACCGCTTCGGCGGCAGAGATTGTGGAGGCACCTACCGGGTCGAGTCTCCCCGTCTCTCCTTCAGGAGCCGAACCTCGCTGCGCCTGCCAGTTGCCGCGAGCGCGGCCGGTCTTGACGCGCGTCTTCGAGACCACTCCGATGACAAACTCGGTCGCCATCCGACGTCGCAGAGCGGAAAACTCGGCGGGGATAAGCTCGTCGCGAAAGCGGTCCAGCTCGCCCTTGAACCTCGTGAATTGAGGGCTAGCCATCTCACGACCCCCTGAGGTAGAGCTGATAGGCACGCTTGAGCTCGCCTGTCCAAAGCGTGTCGACTCGCGAGATCGAGAACGTCTGCCCTGCGATCGTGAGCTCGGCGCCCTGGCGCGGGATGACCGCAAGGCCGGCAAGTGGAATTGGGAGGATTGACTCCGCGATCGCGTGTGGATTGAGCGTGCCATCCGCGAGCTTTGCGGCAACCGGAACCGGCGGTGAGACCTTGACCGATGTCGAGGTCGCAGTCCTCGCGTTCGTTCCCGTGGTTGGATTGTACGTCGTCTCATACGTGATCAGCGTGGCGTCGACGAGAACGTCTGAGAACTCGGCTGCGATGTTGGCAAAGTCGTCGTCGAGAACGGTCGTCATCTCACCCTCTGAAGATCACGCCGGAGTCTCCCGTCGTGAAGCGTGAGACGAGACGGTCGACGCGAGGGAAGTCCGCAACCGCTACAGACGATGCCTTCGAGGCCGAGTATGTCTTCTCGATCTCGATGGGACCGAGTTTCTTCCTCTCTCTGATGATCCCAGACGAGTCCGACTGAGCGGCATGGAGCAACGTGCCTCGGGCGAGCTCTAGAGACAGCTCCGCGTGAGCGTACTTCCACCTCGTCGGGACGGAATCGTCGTCGTAGACGAAGCCGTCGATCGGATCCTCGATGCCGACTCGAGGGAACAAGAGCGCCTGATCCGACTCCTTGATCGTGCCAAGAATCTTCGACGAGTACTCGAGGTCGAGACCTTGCGTCGCTAGCCTCGCGAACTCCTCTTTCTGCTGGAGTGTCTTGTCTCGCCATCTTGCGTCGTTCCCGTAGGCCAGATTGTAGGCGTCCAGTTCCGCGATGGAGCTGTAGGAGTCGGCATCCGACTTGCCTGTCCCATCCTCGACAATCAGAGCCATCGGACAGCCTCATCACGCACTTGAGCCATCGCTCGGCCTGTACCCGGATCGTTCGAGCGCCGAGATGAGCTCCTCTCGTTTGAGCTCCTTCGGTTTCTGCACGCCAGCCGCGTATGCGAACTGCCTGAGCTCCTCGACAGTGTGAACCGAGAACAGGTAGCCCTGCCCGGATTCCATCTGCGCGACCGCTGCCGCCTTCGGTGGCGGCACCGTCGGAGTCTCTGGGGTCACGGATTCTCGGAAGTTTGGCTCGTCGCCGGGCGCGAAGTGATCCGCCTCGCCGTAGAAGATCAGCTCCTTTGCCTGGATCGGATCATGCTCCTCGTACCTGTTGCGGATCAGGCTCCAGATGCGAACCTTCCCGTTCTTCAACAGCCGCGAAGGAGGAATCCGCACCTCGGTCGCCGGATCACTTCTCAGTCTGAGGTCCTGAGCCATCAGTATCTCCTTCGTCGCTGTTCGTCGTAAGCTCGTCATCCGGATCGGACTCGAAAAACGCATCCCCCGGATCGGACTCGAGAAATACCCCGGACGCGAGACCTTCCTTGGCATCGATGGGATTCGTTTCGACGTAGCGCGAAAGTGCCACATCCCACACGCGCCGCTTCGGTCCGTAATCGATTCCCATGAGTACGACTCCTATCAGTCACCACGCTTTGTGAGGTATGCACTGTAAGTGATGCTCGACGAGACTCCGCTGTTCACGACCTTCAGTCGACAGTATTGGTAGATTCGTCCACCTACCTTGTTGGTAAACGGAACGACGTACGTTCCGATGGTCGAGTCGACGTCGGTATCGGTCGCAAGCTCTTCGTTCGCGCCGAGTTCGAGAACCGCGAGGTTCTCGATGCCAGACGCGAACGCGGCATCCGTAGATCCTTGCAGCTCGAGCCGGTATAGCTCGTCGTCCCCGGCGATGTCGATCGCCTCGACGTGGACGAGCAGGTCGCCAACGAACTTCGCTGTTGCCGATCCGAGGTCCTTGATGCCTCCGGAGTTGACCTCCGTCGCAGTGATGGCGGCGGCGCCGTCTTCCATCTCGAGCAGGGCGTCGAGCGTCCTGTTCTCTGGGTTCGCCATGTCTCAATCTCCTTCATCAGGCCCCGCGGAGGACCGCGGCGTCGTTCGCGTCGATGGTGGACAGGCGCGCCGCAGCGCGCGGGTGGAAGAGCGCCATGCCGACGTACCATTCGATCCGAGTCCTGAAGACCGGCTTAGCCTCGAGTTCTCCGAGATCTCGAACATCCATCTCGCCGTTTTGTAGGCCCATGAGCATGCCTTCCCCGAGCGAGAGGACATAGAGGGACGTCGTGCTTCCTGCCTCGGTCTCGTCGATCGCTGGGAGATCAACACCGTTCTCGTCGGCGATGAGAATCGGGAGGTCTCGATACATGCCGAGCTGCCTGCCGAATTCGTCCTTCGTCCACGTGACGAAACCGCCGACGCCGGTCGTGTGCGCGGCCTCGGTAATTACGCGACGAAGTTTCTTGATCATCATGAGGTGCGTCGGGCTGTCGACCGAGTCGATCGCCTCGTCGAGCTTGGCGATGGAGAGCGCGTCCGATGCGCCATCGTTGACGATGAGTTGCGATCCGGTGAGCCTCTTTTGGAGGCCGTCGAACTCCGATGTGTTCGTGTCGGAGTCGCCCTTGATGAAGCTCTTCCCAATCTGGAACGAAAGCTTCTTCATCTTCATAAATTCTTGCGAGGACCGCTGATCCTCACCCATGGTCTGGATGATGAATTTGTCTACGTCGATGTCTCCACCGCCGATCACGAGCGGCTCGACAACGGGATTGAGGACACCGACCGACTCCGTGAACCCGGCGTTCACCATGCGGTATCCGATGCCCGGGAGTGTGTCCTCCTGCGAGTATTTCAGGGCGTTGCCCGAAATGCCCTGAAAGGGAAGCACGCGGAGAATCGGGGCGCCCATCGCGAAGGTCTCGATGACCGCCTGACGGTATACGTCCCCCGTTTCTTTCTTCGCGGCCTCGACGAGCGTGAGTGCCATGCCGGTCTCCGTCTGTTAAGACGACCGACTTCTCTGTTGCTGCCTGGCGAGCTTGAGCTTCTCGACGGGTGGCAGCTTGGGGTCGATCGTGCTGGCGCTGATCTGACGGCCACCACCAACGGTGCCGCCTCCACTCGCCGCACTGCCCTTGAAGTTGCCTCTCAGCTCCGGGTCGTCCTTGAACGACCCAACGAGCTCTTCGAGCGTCATGTTCCCCTGATTGCCTGCCTGCATCGAGAGTCGGGGTCGGCCTTCCTCGTCGAGGACGACCATCTCCTCTCTCCCATCATCCGATACGCGGATGTCGCAGGCGGACTCGATATGCGGTAGCAGAGCCTTGACGAAGCCTTCGTGCTTTGAGATCGCCTGGATTGCTGCGTTGCGGATCGTGGACTT